ATATGGATATAGTGGTCAAAGCTTTTATTAAGCTCAGAATGGAAGGGAATCCAAACTTCACATTCAAAGAAAACAAGACTGGATATATCTACGACGATATTTATGGTTATAAGATACTGGGAATTCATGGAGAAGTTAATGGCACTGGCAATGTCGTAAAGGATTTTGCTACTGCCTATGACACTAAGATCAACTACTTGTTTGCTGCGCATAAGCATCATAGCAGAAGTGAAGAAGTTGGTCAGGATTGTGAATTTATTGGAATACCAAGCATTATCGGAATTGATACGTATTCTATGGACCTCAGAAAGACATCAAATCCAGGTGCAACAATCTTAATATTTGAGGTTGGCATTGGGAAATCAATCCAGTATTTCATTAATCTAAAGTAGAAAAAGAGGATGTATTATGCCTAAACAGATGGCTAAGGCTAGGACAGTGGCTAAACAAACATCTGTCAGAAAAAGGAAAAATAGTGTTCCTATGGTACCAAGTTTACCGGCACCTAAAAAGAAGGCTATTGTAGATACTTTATGTGCTCTCAATGAACAGGATTTAATTGAAGTTTGTACTAGAGCTGGTATTGGAAGTAAATATCTGACTTGTTCTATGTGTGGAGAACTGAAGAATATAGATGAGTTTTATGTATCGAGTGACCCAAATGTAAGAACAGGTAAGGTAAGAATATGTAAGGAATGTTGTGAGCGTATTGTGTATAAAAAGAACGATAGGGGTGACAAAAAACCTCCGACTAAACAATCTCTTATGCACACACTTGAATATTTAGATAAGCCATATATTGAGAATATTTTTAATTCATCTGTGGCTGAAGAAAAGACTTATGCCGATAAAGGCACAGATAGAGATTTTTGGAAAAATTACATGTCACAGATAAATTCTATGGCAAACAGATATGCCACTATGAGGTGGCGTGATTCAGATGGTCTTCATGGTTCATATATGGCACTTGAAAAAGGAGTAGCACAAGAAGCTGTTACTGTTGCTATTGCCAAAGACCAAGTAAGAGAAAATCAAGAAAGATATGAAGTCAATAAGCGTGACACTATTAAGTTCTGTGGATATGATCCATTTGCTAATTATCCAGTAGAAGCTGATAAAGGTAGATTGTACGCTCAGGTAGTCGGATTTTTGGACGATGAATCCAAGTCTGATGGGATGAAACTCAACTCAATCATTCAGATTGTTAAGCGTTTGAATCAGGCAGAAAAACTTAACGATCAGATTGATTCTTTGCTCAATGATAGCAATAATGTTCTTTCAAGTCAGGCAATAATAAACAAGATGATGGATTCTTCCAAGAAGGATCTTGATATTGCTATTGGCCTTGCCAGAGATAACGGCATTTCTATTAACTATAACAATAATAAATCTGCAGGCCAACAGACTCTCTCAGGCAAGATAAAGAAACTTACTGAAGAAGGTCTTCGTGAGGCTAAAGTAAATACTTTTGATGTCGGGTCTTGTGCCGGAATGAAGAAAGTAGCTGAACTCAGTGCTGAAGCCAGACATAAGCAGATAGGTGTAGATGAAAATGTCCTTACTGAAATCAAGGATATTAAAGTACAACGTGTTGAAGAGTTAACAAAAGAACGAAATGAAGCAAGGGAAAGAGCAAGACTACTTCTAGTTGAGAATAGAGATCTGAAAAAGTATATGTGTGAAAAAGGAATTGCTGATTCTGATGGTAATCCGATTGAATACATATCTAGCAACATAGAGACTAACAGTGGAGACTCATAATCTCACCTCTGAACTTCTGCCTGATTATAATATTTTTGTTAAGCCTGACTTATATAACCTGACAAATAAGCAATATACCGAACAGACTGACCTTGCTGAATTCATACAGTGGGGGCGGCGCAATCCTGTACTCTTTGCTGAAGAAGTATTTGGTGTCGAGTTTTTGGATTATCAGAAATATATTTTTATGAGCACGTGGGTCAGCGAACAGGCAGTTTGGTGTATGAGTAGAAATGGTGGCAAGTCAATACTTGGTGCTATTTATATGATGACCAGAGCCATGCTTGTACCTAATTGTGCAATTTATATTGCAGCAAATGTCGGTGCTCAGTCAATTGATACATTCTTAAAGATTGAAAAACTGACAAAGAATGCAATACCAAGTTTTAAATCTTTAACAGATATATTTGGTAGTGAAATAGTAAAGTCACAAGCTAAATCAGATGGTTTTGTCCGTGATCCATCCAGCTATCATTTTAGGCTGTATAACGGAAGCTCAGTAAATACGCTTAACGGTAACATAGGAAACTTAAGAGGTAAGCGTGCCAATCTGCTGTTTTACGACGAAGCAATGAACAGTCAGGATGAGCTTTTTACTGTTACTGAGCCTTTTGCCACACAAAATACTAAGTTCGCTCTTGGTACTGATTATGATGAAAATGATATGTTGTCAGAACCAGCACCATTCCCAAATCAGCTTATATATGCATCTTCTGCCGGACGTACTGACGGATATTTCTTTAAGAAATATCGCGAATGCAGTATTCGTATGGATGCCGGAGATAGCAGATATTTTTGTGCTGATGTTAATGGTGACGTTGTTATGCACGCCACAAAACGTGGCAAAGAACTGCCTGAGCCACTTCTAACACAAGATAAGATAGACTCAGCAATGCGCAAAGATAAAGAAGGCGCAATGCGTGAGTACATGAATATCTTCACTACCGAAGGTTCAGACCAGCAGATTATCAAGCGTGCATCAATTATTCGCAACTCCAAGCCATACTTGCCAGAAATGTTCAATATTGATGATAAGAGCAAATATGTAATTGCATGGGATCCAGCGCGAAGAACTGATAACTCTACTGTAAGTATAGCCAGATTCTGGGAAGACCCCAAAGTCGGGTGGAAAATGCGGTTAGTAAACTGTGTTGTACTTGTAGATAGGCTTACAAAGAAAAAATATATGATGTCATCTCCGAACCAAGTCAAAGAAGTAAAACAAATACTTATTGATTACAATGGTAAGGGTGTAGCTGATTATGAAAACCTACTTGGATTCCTGATTGACTCAGGATCTGGAGGAGCTGGTGTTAACCTGACAGATTATCTTTGTGAAGATTTTACTGTAGACAAAGATAAGTATAGAGGTCTTATTGACCCTGAGTATAACGAGGGTGATGACAAGAAGTATCCTAATGCTGTTGGAGATAAACTACACTTGATTTCTCCTGCAAAGTTGCGCTCACAAATGTTTGAAGAAGCAATACAAATGGTGTCTCAAAACGTAGTTGAGTTCCCAGATGAATATACACAAAGAGGTTATGTTGATCTTATTTATGAAGTTGATAAAGAGGGTTCGCAGAAACAAAGATATTCTTACCCTGATGAAAAAGAAGAAATTCAATTACGAAAAGAAGGTAAGACTATTGAATCTGTAAGAAAGAAGCTTGCTCCAGAAGAAGAAGAAGCTTTAGTACAAATAGATTTGATGAAAAATGAAATAGTCAATATGTATAGATTTAAGGTATCAAGTGGTGCTGATAGGTTTGACCTTGCACCTGATAAGATATCTTCTATGCATGATGACCGTAATTATACATTTATTCTACTCTGTCACTTCTTATCACAACTACGAAGAGAACATATAACCAGTAAAAAGCGCGAAGTTCCAGCGGATCTTGTTCAAACATATCTTCCGATGAAACGCGCTACTCGAAGCAAAATGTTGTAAGTGCATAATTATGCATTTTTTGAAATGAGCGCTAAATTCACCGTGCGACAGCGCTATATAAGTGGTCGGCGCACTATATAATTGTGCTGTTTTGGTACATGGCAGCACTCAAACTAAATATGATGTATCACCCCTCCTTTCGGTAGCCTCTGGTCTTAATGATCAGGGGCTATTTCTAATTGAGGAGTAATAATTCAGAGATTGGAGGAATACCCCAATATGGCAGCACGAAAAACAAATCCGGGCATTTCAACACCCGATGGACAAAAGTCAGTAGATGAAGTCAAATTCAATATTCAATCTCAAAATAATGAAGATGTTCGTATACAAAAAGTATATGACCTCATTAATAATCAACTTCATCTTGATAATTTAAGCAAGACATCTACAAGGACTTTTTCAAGTTTTAGTAAAGATAAACTTAGGACATATCTTAAGAATCCTAAGACAAATGAAGACAATCTTAGACAACTAAGTAAATTCCTCTATAGGTATTGTTATCCATACAGGAGACTTATTTGGTATAACTCAACAATGATAA